TGAAATGTCAGGACCGCTGCGCCGAAGGCGTTGGATCCCGTAACGTTGATGGTGGCAGGCGCCGTTTCGGAGTCGGTGTTCAGCGTCACCCGGCCGGCGGCATCAATGCTGGCACCTGTGCCGGCAACGCCCCATTTGGTCGCGCCGAAGATGACCGCAGCGGCGTCGATGATAACCGGACCCGAACCACGCTCCCGGCTCACATTCGCTATCGTCCCGATGGCGATGGGCGGCGACACGAGCGTTCCGATCGAGCGCTCCAGCGTTAGGTCCACCCGCGCGCGTCGCGTGATTTCGCCCAGCGTCAGTCGCGTGACCAGCGTGTAGCGGCCCTCGCGCAGGGTGAACGGCGGCTGCAGGATCTCGACGATGCCACCCGCGGCGTCGGCGACGCGCGCAGGCAGTGTCATTTCTATCCCCTCTGCGTCGACCAGCCAGGCGCCGACGTAGCCGCCGGTGACATCCACCGGATCGACGCCGTCGCGCCAGCGCACCGACAGCCCCAGGGTCTCGTCCCGGCCGATGGTGACGGGTCGGTTGCGGCGCGGCGCGTAGCTGCCGAATTCGGCCTCGATGGCGTGAATGGGCATGACGGTCTCCTCAATCGGGGGCGACGGGCGGGCGTTCGAGATCGAGCTCGGTCACAAGTCGGTCGGTCAGCAGGTGGCGGGCGCGGTGCACGGTCCAGTCGCCGGACCATTCGGGGCGGCGTTCCGCGAACAGGACACGGGCACCGGCAAAGGCGGCTGGCTGGAAACGGGAAAGCTGGATCGATGCGGTCTCTGCGCCGCGGCGGGCATCGTCGAGTGCCGCCTGCGCGGCGCGCGCCGCCTCGGCCTCGGTGGCGTGGACGTGGCGCAGCACGCGGCGGGGCTGGCCGTCGCCCACGATGACCGTGTTTACAGCCGCCGACCCCAGTGCCGTCCATGACGCGGCGACCGATCCATAGCGGCCCCGGTCCGCCGTGCGCCACTTCCAGGACGCCGCGTCGCCCATGGCGATGGTGACGGGGGCCAGCGGCGTGCCGTCGGCGGCAGTGCCCGCGCCGCGCCGGGCCAGCACCAGCCGCCCGTCGGCGGGCTTCACGATGCCGCCCACGCGCCGCGCGATCCGGGTCAGCAGGTTCAGATCGCTTTCGGCTGTCTGCGCGACATAGCCGGGGGCATAGGACGCCAGCCGGTCATCGGCCACGGGCTGCAGACCGGCCTCGCCCGCGATGGTGCGCAGCATGTCGCCCAAGCTGGCACCTTCCCACGCGCGGGTGCGGGGGGCTCGGATGGCGCTGCTCATGTCGGCGGCGGTGGCGCGGATACGCATCTGGCGGGTGGGGCCGGTCAGTTCCGTTTCGTCCACCCGGAACGCGCCCATCGGCGTCAGCGGCACCGCCGACAGCCCGTCGCCCGCCACGCCAAGCCACACCCGCACGAGCGACTGGTGCGGCGGCACGATCAGCCGCCCGTCGCGATCGTCGAGCGTCAGCGACAGCGTGTCCGCGTCGATCCCCGCGGCGTCGAGGATACGCAGCTCCAGCAGCCGGTCGCCCACGGGTGCGGTCACGTCCTCGCCGTCGGCCACGATGCGGAACACCGGCTTCATGGCGCACCCCACAGGCGCACGACGGGTGCTGCGGTCGGGGCAGGCAGATCGGGCAGGATCACCCGTGTGCGGTAGGGAAGGATGGGTCCAAGGTCGGCCAGGCCGGGGTTTGCCGCCAGCACGTCGGCGATCACGTCGGCGCGGCCATAGGCGGCGATGCAAATCTCGTCGAGAACCTCGCCGCGCCCGGTCAGATACTCGGCCATGTGCCGTCCTCCCCGTAGCTCTGCAGCTCGACCGAGAAATCGATCCGCCGCGGCGCGCCATCGCGCAGGAAGGTGCGCTTGCCCTCGGTGACGCGCAGGATCACCCAGCGCTGCAGCGCGAAACCCAGACCGTCCACCAGGATCAGCGGCTCGCCCGTGCGGGCCACCAGACGCATGGCTTCGACCTGGCGCAAACCGCCCTTGAAATGCGGATAGATGACCCCGTTCAACGTAATCGTCTCGACGCCCGGCCCAAGGTACTGCGCCGCCGGATCGCGACCCGCCCGGTCGAGCGTCGCCCAGCGATACGCCGCAGTGCGTTGCAGCGACTGGTAGCTGGCGGTGTTCACGCCGAACCGGAACCCGCCCAGTGCCAGCATGGTCAGCTGCGGGATCATTCCATGTCCTCCGGCGTGTCGGACAGGCGCTGCACGGACGCGCCAGCGCCGCCGTTCTGGCGCAGGTAATCCGCCGTGCGGCGCGCCAGTTCGTCGGTGCTTTCACCGGGACGCTGCTGGATATTGAACGTGTTGGTCTGGACGTAGCTTTCGTCGGCGCGCGGCGGCGGCATGGGGCCGGTCATGTCCACAGCGGGTGCGGTCACCCCGCCGCCCGTCTCCATGCCGCTGAACTCCAGCCAGCTTTCCGGGATGATCCCCCGGATCGTCTCCTTGATACTTTCGACCATCTGCGACAGCAGGCTCGACGCCCCGTCCCACAGCGTCCGGATCATCGCCTTGCCGCTGTCGTACAGATCGATCCCGCTGAGCGTTTCGTCGATATACGCAGCGATCTTGTCCCACGGGGCGAAGATGGCCGCTGCCAGTGCTGCAGCCCCGAGGATCCACAGCCCGAACGGGTTCGCGATGGCCGCGATGCGCAGGATCCAGCCGAGCGTCGTCAGCACCAGCCGGATGGGCGTCAGCAGTGCCACAAGCGCGAGACGAAGCGCGATGCTGCCCGCCAAGAGAACCCCGAACCATACCGCAAGCTGCCCAATGGCGCGCACCAGTTCCGGGTTCGCCTCTGCCCATTCATTGACGCTCTGCAGCATCGGGATCAGGGCTTCGGTAAAGTCGGTGACAGCGGGCAAAAGCAGCGTACCGGTGGTGATCGCGATGGCTTCGGTCGCGCTGCCCAGCTGTTTCATCACGCCCTGCAGGTTATCGTTCTGCTGCTCGGCCACCCGCGCCGCGCTGCCCTGTTCGCGCATCTCGCCCGCGAAGTCGCGCAGCGCGCCGCTGCCCGCCTGGATCATCAGGACCTGGGCGGCAGCGCTCGCCTCTTCGCCGAAGATTGCCTTGTTCAGCGTCGCCTGTTCCGCGGTCCCCAGCTCCTTCATGGCCGCGTCCATCTCGGCCAGGATGTCGATCATGGGGCGCAGGTTGCCGTCGGTGTCCGCCGTCTCGATCCCGAGCCGTTCAAGCGCGGTGGCCGCTTCGCCGGTCGGCCCCGCGAGGCGCGAGATCATCGACCGGAGTGCGGTGCCCGCCCGGCTGCCCTGGATACCTGCATCGCCCAGCTTGCCCGCCATGGCCGCGACGTCCTCCAGCGACAGTCCGACCGCTGCCGCCTGCGGCGCGACGTATCCCATCGTCTCGCCCAGCATCTGCAGGTTGACGTTCGACTGCGTGAAGGCGTTCGTCAGCACGTCGCCGACGCGGCCCGTTTCGGACGCGTCGATGTTGAACCCGGACAGAATGTTGCTGGCAATGTCGGCCGTGGTGCCCAGGTCCGTCGCCCCGGCGCTGGCAAGGTTCAGCATCCCCGGCATGGCGGCGATGGTTTCGTTCACGTCGAACCCGGCCATGGCCAGGAACTGCATACCCTCGGCGGCCTGGCTGGCGGCCCAAGGCGTGGTGGCGCCCAGCTCGCGCGCCGTGGCGGTCAGGCGCGCGACCTCATCGTCCGACGCGCCCGCGACCGCGCCCACCTTGTCCATCGCCGCTTCGAACTGCACCGCCGGGCGCAGCAGCCCGTAAGCGGCGGTTGCCAGCCCCGCGATCCCCAGCGCCTGACGGCTCGCGATGCCCAGCTGCTGGGCCTGCACCGCGCCCAGCCGGTCGGCGGTGTTGATCATGCCGCGCCCGGCCCCGTCCACCGCCACGCCGACCTCGCGCATCGACGCCAGCACCCGTTTGCTGGGGCCGCTGACCTGGTCGACCAGGCGCAGGATCATGGCGATGTTCAGGTCGGACATTTGTCAGCGGTCCTCGGCCTGCGCCCGTGCGCGGGCGCGCCAACGGGCAAGCTCGGGCAGCGACATCGCGCACATCTCGGCGTGGCCGAAACGGTAGATCAGTGCGATGTCGGCCATGGCGTCCTCCACGTCGTCGGGGATCAGCCCTGCGTCTCGGGGGCGAAAAAACCCACCACAGCGCCGCCTGCGCGCGCAAGGTCCGCCGGCGACAGCTTCGCCGCCTCCGCACCTGTCAGCCCTTCGACGGTGATCCGCGGCAGCAGCGTCATGAGCGCCGTGACGTCGAGCTGCAGCACGTCGGTCAGCTTCAGCCCGCGCAGATCGCCGGTGGCGGGTTCGCGGATGGTGATCTTGGCCAGTTCGCCCTCGCCGCGTTCGATCGGGCGGGTCAGGATGACGGTCTTCGTGTCCATTTCAGGGGCCTTTCAACGGGGCTTCAAGTTGGCCATCACGGCCAGCGCTGCGCGCCGCGTGACGGTCTTCGGCGGGTGGTTAGGGGCGGGCTGCCCAGCGCGCAGGGCCTTCTGGCGGGCCTTGCGCGCCTTCGTGGCGGTCATCCGCTTTCGCGGCATCAGATGCCCATCGCCTGTCGGATGCCCTCCAGCTGGTCGACGCCGCCGATCACGCGCTTGCCGTTCTCGACATCGATCTCGAACAGTTCGGTCCCGTTCGCTTCCATCCGGAAGTAATCGCAGGACGTGATCAGCTTTAGCGGCGAGGGGGTGCCGGGGCGCAGCTGCGCGGGTTCTATCGTCGACCAGCGCCCGCCGATGGTGGCGATGAAGGTGTCGGCGCCGAAATCGTCCTCGCCCACGGCGCCGGGGCGCAGCACCAGCCGCTGCTTGCGCCCGAACAGCGTGACGAGGTCGGGCACCCATTCGTGGAAGCTGATCTCGGCCGTCATGGCCTGCAGCCCCATGTCGACGGCGATGGGCGCGTCCATGCCCGCGCCGCGATGCTCTTCGGTGTTGAGCTGCAGCATGGGCATCTTCGCCTCGGACACGCGCCCGAAATAGGACGTGCCGTCGATGAACGCGTTGAAGTTCCGGATCGTGCGGGGATACATGGCGACCTCCTCAGGTGGCGCTGGTGGCTTCGGCGATCAGGTCGGAGTAGTAGTCGCCGTTGCGGTAGGCGTGGAACGTCAGCCGCTCCAGCGGGGCGGGCGGCTCGAAGTCGTAGTTCACGAACAGCTGCCCCGCCTTCAGCGTGGCCTCGGTGTTCAGTTCCGGATCCAGCCAGCAGGTCCCGCCCAGGATCGCGCCCTGCGCCTGCAGGGTCCGCAGGAACGCCGCCACGCTGTCGCGGATGTCGCGCAGCAGCTGGGCCGAGAACGGGCGGTCCATCGCCCAGAGCTGTGCCGCCTCGATGCTTTCCTCGATCGCGTCGGCGGTGCGCCGCACGGCGAGAAACGCCCAGAGCGGATCGGCGCTGGTGCCCCGGTTGCCCCACAGCCGCCAGCCGCGATCCTGCACGATGGTCGTGACCTCGGCGGCGTTCAGCAGGTTGGCGCGGGTGTTCGGGTCGTTCAGCGCAAAGGACACGGGCCGGGCGGTGCCGGTGATCCCGTTCATCAGCTTGTTCGACGGCGACCACCAGAAGCCGCGCTCGGCGTCGGTGCGCGCGATGATGCCCG